TAAGCAGTATACTCACCTGTTGTCATATTTAAAGTAACAATATCTACTGGACCAAGACCACCAACTGGCGTGAACACTAAAAGATTAGGATCTTCAGCAAGTCTAAGTTGTGCTTTTAATTCTGAAGTTAAGCCTGTAATAGCTTTTACTCTTCTATTTGATTTAGCCATTGTATTTGATGTAGCCTAGCAAGGAAGCTATAGCACCACCAATGAGTAATAATACTCTGAAGCCACCCTTACTTTTATTAACATCACTTTTTAATTCTTTTATATCTGTACGCATTTCATCTATTGCTTTAAATAAAGTTTTCATTCTTTCTGCACAAACTTTTTCGTGATAAGATATTCTTATAGAGTTGTTATCTTCTATACCTTGCTTCAAAGTTTTTCTTCTCTTAGGCATCATCTCTCTCTACCTCGTTACAGAAATAAGTTACATATAATTTCTTTTCGTTAAATGCTTCTAAGTTTTCATTGGTAACTTGAATAGTAGCCATTGCACCAGACTTGGTACAGTCTGTCCAGGAATTAAATTCTACTGGTGATATTGTTGTGTTGTTACAAAACCCTGTGATAGCCGAACAGATAGTATAAGCTAACACAAATTTCATAATTATGGTTTAGCAGGGAATGTAACAGCATTAACATCTTCAACAGTTGTTAAGCCATTTGTAATATCTCTTAATGCTTGTCTATAAGTTTCCCATGCAGTTTTATCTGCAATAGGTGAATCACTCATCATAACCCAATCAGATGAAGCTATTAGTGAGTTTCTTCTTTGTCTTAAATTTGCAATTGCTCTATCAAAAGCACCATCATTCCATGCTTGTTCTTCAGCATCTCTTTGTGCTTCTTCTTCTGCTGTAAAGGGTACTTGAACCCCATTTATTAAGTGATGTCTTGTCATGTCTTTTTATACTCCTTTGTTAAAATTTATGCAATACCATAAAGGCAAATATCTCCAGAATCTATGTTGCCAGATGACATCTGGAATCTTACAGCATCAATACTGCTAGTAGTATTTCCATAACCAGCAATATATCCATTAGTAGAATAATCTGCTGAAGCAACAGCATTAGTGACTGAAATAAAATGTTTTACAAAAGTGGTAGATGATGGATTGAATAAATGTAAATAACCACTTAATTGTTGGTCATTATCATTTCCTATTTCTTCTACTAAAGGTTGGTTTGAAGTAGATTGAGCCAAATCTCTATTTGTTCTATATGATAAACTTTCTCCAGAAGATTCACTATGATATGCTCTAAAAAATGAAGATGTTTTTGTTACATTATAATTACTTCCACCATCTGTGCTTAAATTAAATTCAAATTGAACATTATCAGTTGCTGGGTGCATATTCTTAAATGTAAATAAGTATTCCTTGTATGTACTATCAATTCCAGATGTAAAGCTAATAGAGGAAGATGCACTAGCAGTTTGTTTTGATAAAAATACTAAACTTCCACCAAAGCCAGATGCCATTGAACCATTGTCAAATATTGTTGAACCATTACTAATTAATCCCATTATCCTACTCCATACATTTTGATTGTTCCAGCGTCTATATTTCCACTAGCCATTTTAAATTGCACACCAGTTACAGCACTAGTTGTATTTGCATATCCAGCAATATAATTATCATTTGCAATTTCAACATGGTGCATACCAACACCTCTTGCTATAAAATGTTTAACAAAAGTTGTAGATGATGGGTTAAATAAATACATTTCTCCAGAATAAGATTCATCATTTTCATTACCCATAACATTTCCAATAGTTAATTGTTGAAATCCAGTTCCTTGTGCTAAATCATCTGCTGTTACATAACCTAACGAAGCTCCACCATCATTTTCATTGTGATATGCTTGAAAAGCAGTAGTAGTTTTAGTAACATTCCAATTTGAACCATCTGTTGTAAAATTAAATGTAAAATCTGTGTTATTTGTTGATGCATGAGCATTTATAAATTTAAATAAATAAATAGGATAGGTAGAATCTATTCCACTTGTAAATGATATTGAGGCTGAAGCTGATGCAGTTTGAGTTGAAAGTAATGTTAGCTTTCCACTTGGTACTCCAGCATCTAAAGTACCATTGTCTATTAATGTTGTTCCACCTGATACTACTGCCATTATGAATCCTTTATTCCATATAGTTTTATTTTGCCAGAATCTATGTTGCCAGATGACATTTGAAATCTAACAGCATCAACAGAATTTGTAGTATTTCCGTACCCAGCTATAAATGCTTCTATAGTATTATTTGCATTTTGATATTGATTAGTACAAGCAATAAAATGCTTTACAAATGTGGCTGAACTAGGGTTAAAAATTTGTAATGTTCCAGATAATGATTGGTCATTATCATTGCCTATTCCACCAGCATTATTTAATTGTTGAAATGCTGTAGATTGTGCTAAATCAGTAGGAGTATGATAACCTAATCCTGTACTACCACTAGCTTCTTCTTGAAAAGCATAAACTGAAGTAGTGGTTTTTGTAACATTATAATTACTTCCACCATCTGTGCTTAAATTAAATTGAAAATTAACTGCATCATTTTGAGGATGAACATTGATAAACTCAAACTTATAAATAGGATAGGTGCTATCTATTCCACTTGTAAAACTTATGTTAGCTGAACTTGATGCTGTTTGTTCAGATATTAAAACTAAAGAACCTAAATTAACATTAAATGCACCAGCATCTAAAATTGTAGTGCCATTGGAGATAAAAGCCATGTTTAAATCTCCTCTAGTTTAAACTTATATTTCTTGCCTGATTTGTTATTAACAATAAATAGATCGTCAGAACCCTCTTGGATAGTCCAGTTACCTTTAGTGCCATCTACAGAATTACCTTGATCTTTTGCTTCGTTAGATAAATGTAAGTCTCCTGTGTATATGTTTCTCCAAACATTTCCTGATGCTCCTAAATCATAAGCATCATTTGATGCTGGTTCAATATTGCCTGTTACATCTATACCAGTAGATGTTGTTTCAAATTTCTTAGAGTTGTCATGATAAAGTTCAACAGCACCATCTGTAAGAAATTTAGCCATATCTTCTGTATCATTTTTTTTAATTTCTACACCAGCACCATCTGATCTTAATTTTAAATTACCAGTACCACTATCTCTAATATAACTATTAACTCCATCATGATAAATTTGTAAGTCATTACCCCCACCGAAAAGTGCTTTGACATTGTCGTTAAAATCAACTCCTGTATCTCCACCAACAGAAGTAACACCACTTAAACCAGAACCATCTCCAGAAAATGATGTAGCTGTTACTGTTCCTGTTATATTTACATTTCCTGTGCCTGTAACATCAGAACTGTTTAAATCTAAATTTCCACCTAATTGTGGAGTAGTGTCATTTACTAATTCTGTATCAGTTGCTTTAGCAAGAGGAAAACCACCTGCTGTACTACCATCATGTACGACTAAAGTATCTTTATCAGTATCTACAGTTACTTCCCTTAAAGCACCTGTAAATGTAGAATGTTGTGCTGTAGTTCCACCTCTAAGTTGAAGTCTTTTTGCCATTTTGTATTATACTCCTAATTTATAAATTGTTATACATATTTTAATATTAAATACTACCAAAATCTAATTGAAGATTTGTACCATCTATAGTTCCTATATTATTTAGATTATTATCTTGACCATCTAAAGTACCCCCAAGTTGAGGAGTAGTATCTTCTACTAAATTATCTATAGCATTTGGATTAGCAGTAGCACTTGTAGCTATTGTATCTAGTTTAGCACCATCTACAGAAACATCTCTACCATCAACTGTAAATGATTGTGTATCTAAATTTCCACCTAATTGAGGTGAAGCATCATCAGAAACATTTGCTATTCCTGGTGCAATAGATGTCCAGGAAGTTCCATCATAATATTTAAGAGCATTAGCAGTAGAGTTATATGCTAAATCTCCTTCATCTAAACTTGTTGTTGGATCAGCACTACCAACTCTATATCTTTCAGCAAAAGAATTTACACCAGTAATGTTTGAAGCAACAGTATTAACATTTGCTATTGAACCACCTACTAAACCAATATTAGTATCTGCACCTGCAACAGTTGCTATATTATTAGTTGGAGTAATTTGTCCAGCAACAGTATTAACATTAGTAATGTCATCAGCTACTGTATCAATTTTTGATGTACCTGGTGTATCAGTTACTGAATCTGTAATTGAACCATTATCTATAATGTGAGTAAAGTTATTACTTAAATCTTGACCGACAACATTTACATTACTTAGATTGGTTATAATTGTGTTTATATCTGATGTATCATTAGCAACTGTTGTTATATTTGCATCATTATTTGCAACAGTATTAATATTTGTTTCATTTGCATTAACTGTATTAATTGCAGTTGACATACCAGATACAGTTGAAACTGCACTTGAGATACCTGCAACTGTAGTTACATTAGCTGAAATTCCTGCAACAGTTCCAATAGTGTCTGAACCTGCTAAATCTGTAGCGACAGTTCCAATATCTGTAGCATCATTAGCAACAGCTGTAACATCTGTATCTATATTTGCTACACTCGTTACATCAGCTGAAATTGCAGCAACTGTATTAATATTTGTTTGATTTGAAACTGTTGGAGTTAATTGAAACCAGGTAGTTGAACCTAGATCATAAACTTTCATTACATTGTTAGTTGTATCAAAATATAAAGCACCATCTTGTAAAGCATTACCATCATTATCTAATGTTGGATTTGAAGATTTAGAACCAAGATAACTGTCATCAAATAAATCTAATGTTGCTTCAGCAGCACTAGCACTTGACGCAGCAGAGGTAGCAGAACTAGCAGCTGATGTAGCAGAAGATGCTGCATTTGTTTCAGATGTACTTGCATTGGTTTCTGATGTAGCGGCTGCTGTTGCAGAGTTAGCTGCGTTAGTAGCAGATGTGGCTGCATTTGTTTCTGACGTTGATGCAGCAGTTGCACTAGCAGCGGCAGCTGTAGCTGAAGTAGTTGCAGAAGCTGCGTCTACCAATAAAGACCATTTAGCACTATCTGTGTTTGTAGTTAATGGCTCAGATCCAGAAGATGTATGAGCAGTTAAGCAAATAAAAATATTATTTGTTGATGTATCTTTAACTATATCTCTAACTTCATAAGCAGTTGATGCAGACCAATCTCCTCTGAAAGTTCCAAGTTCTTGCGTAACAACAAGTTCTCCAGCAGAATCAAAACCAAATACTTTATTTGCTCTATCAGTATCACCAATAGTAAACTCAGTAGAGTTCATTGTATTTGTTCTTGAAAGTTTAATACTTCGATCAACTTCTTCTTGAAGTTGTTGGATTGCCATCATCGATCTATCTAATCCTTCTTCGTGAGATTCAGCAGGGAATGGATCGTTAGCAATATAATCAATCGCTTGTGTTTGTGGTGATGCTCTTCTTATCACAACTGTTTCTGTAGCAGTTGGAATATTACCAGCTGTAAATACAATAGTTCCACCAGAAGCAGAACCTGCACCTGTAACTGTGTAGTGAGTAGTTAAAGTTTTAACTGTTTCAGTTGCTGTGGCATCCCTAATAATAACTTGAATATCAGCGTCTGCGAAGATCTTAAAAGTATAGTTGAAGGTATCGAGTGTACCATTACCTGCGTAGGAGTTCTTTACTGTAGTCGATGATATAGTCATATTAGTTCTCTATATATTAAATGTTGTAATTATCAATACCATATTATTGTGGTAATAATACATTTATTTCTTCTATTTCATTTTCTGTTTTCCTTTTATAAAAACCATATTTTTCCTTTTGAGCAGCTTCTATACGTTCTCTAGTTTTAGGGTATTTTTTAAGCATTTCATAATATGTTTTATCTTTAAATGCTTTAAATATTTTTTTAATATATACTTCCTTACCACCATCAAAATCAACATCTCCTTCTTGTAGACTTTGATAATCATTAGAATCAAAAGTTTTTTGTAAATATTCTGTTAAATTTTTACCTTCTATTTTAACTTTACCTATATTTTCCATCATATAATCATAAGCAGATTGCTCACCTGTAAAATTATATTCTTTAGTTAAATCAACTTTTTTATATTTAATTTTTTGTGGTTCTCCAAGAGGTATTCTAAGTCTAGCAATTTCAAATGCTACAGGATTATCTTTAACGTCTATTTTTCTACCTACTAAACTTGGTCCTTGAAACCAAAAAGAAAATGATGCTACGCCATCCGCATTTAAATATAAACTGCTAGGTGTTTTTTCTATAGGCTCACCTGTTAATATATCTCTTCTAGGTTCTAAATATTTTTCACCTAAACCAGACCTTGCTATAATTCTATCTAAAAATCCTCTTGTTTCGTATGCTTCTTTTTCTGGTTCTAATATTCCTGGTATACCTTGATTTCTTAAAGAAGCGTAAGGTATAGCATTTCCCACTACTCCACCAAAAAATTTAGAAAAACTATTTTCAGTAGGATTAGCAATAAGTTCCATAGCATCAGACAAACCTCTTAGATAAGTTTTATTAGATGCGTTTCTAAACACAGTTAATGCTGCTGAACTAAATAAATCTTCTTTTTGTTCATCATTAATATTAATTAAATTTTCTTTTAAGTCTGCAATAATTCCAAGTATATAAAAACGAGGATCCATTCTATTGTATTGTTTGT